CATCTATGAAAATATCTATACTTTCATCTTTCGATTTCTTTAGTTTCCATTTTTTAGAATTTAAATTTCCTTCATTATTAGCTTTAGAATAATAGAAGTCTGGCTTCCGAAAACCTCTGGCTTTCCATAGTTTTAAATCTGCTTCTTTTAAGTGTTCCGTATGTGCTGTAATAATACCAACATCACATCCTTTTTCTGAGAAGAATTCCATAAAAAATTTGAATTCTTCTCTATATTTCCAAGCTGTTCCATCTAAATCAATACCAATTTTCCATTTTTTAATTGTCATTGTTTTTTAATTCCCTTTTTAACCTTAACTGCTGTTTCTTTTAATCGTCTCAAATCTTTAATGGTAGCATTGATTGTTCCAATAAGCCTAAGTAACTCATCCTTAGTTACATTATCATGTTTACTTAAATTACATTTAGGACACATTAATTGTAAATTTGCAGGTTCTGAGTAAGGACCACCCTTACTTATTGGAATGATATGGTCTATATGATAATGATTTCTTCCAACAACATTTCCGCAATTAACGCAAATACCATTATACTTATAGAAAGTATATATTCTTAACAGTTGCCAATTAGCTCTTAACTCCATATAGTATGAACAAGCATGAGAACAGAAAGACTCTCTACGTCCAGGAAGCGGCCTTCTGCATACACGGCAGACCCACTTCCCAGCTTTATTCTTTAGCTTAGGATAGTCCTTCCAGACTGTTGATTTCCTTAAGCTTTTTTTCTTAGGCATCATATTCTACATTTATAGATTCAAAGATTGGTAGTAATCCACAAATTGTAGTAGCTGTTTCGGTGTGTATAATGATACTATCTTTCATCATATTATAATAAGTTGTTACACCTAAATTGCCTTTAGCACTCCCCATAGCTGTCCAATCACAAAGTAATTCTATGATACAAGTTATTGGCATAGGTAAGGCAGTGTATGTACCATTTGTCCCCATAACCCAATATTCCCAATGATGTTGATTTGTATTATGGTGATGGTTTACTGCGTAATGAAAACGCATTCTATCTTTTTCTTCTTCTTCTGTATTATAGAAAAATTGTCTATAACCATTATATTCTTGAATACTAAATTTGGACGCATCATGATTAATGATTTCTTCATCAATTGTATCAAAATACAGAGGAAAAGATTCATCGTGTTTTTCAAGTAAGGGCTTTGCTTTTGCCCATACTTGCTCTACTAAAAATTTGTGCTTGAGAATATATTCAGTATATTCTAGTTCCTTCATTCCTACTTGATCCATTAGTTACTTCCTTTTTCTTCTATTTCACTCCATTTATCACAAATAAAGTCAGCTATAGCATCTAGAGCAGGTTTCTTCTCCGCATCTCGCCAACCAAGATTTGCAATTGTTTCTTCAACATCTTCTTGCATTTCCTCTAATAAGTCAAGTTGTACTTTTTTAATTTGTTTTGAATTCATTTATCTTTTCCTTTATCTACTATATTTTCTATTTCTTTTTTCCAGTTTTCCATTGTGTTTACCATAGGTGTCCCAACCCACGGAAGAGGTTTGTCATTTAAGGCTATATACAGAAACTCGTGGTCTGTGTTGTAATGTATTGAAAGTTCTTTACTAGAATAAAATTGTGCATAATAGGTTAGTTGTTTTTCAAGTTCTTTATTCTGCGCTGTTACGTGTTCTAATAAGTTCATCTATTATCACCACTACCAGTGAGTTTATTTTCTTTCTTCCTAGTAGTTAGCTTCTTAATGTTTCCATTAAGTACGCTTTCTAATGTACTGCCTTTTAATTCAAATACATCAAAGATTAAGTTAGCACACATATGCAGAGAGAACAACAGGTTCATGATAGTTGTAATTATTCCTTTTATGTTTTGCATGTCCTTATCTTCAAACTTACTGTCCTTATCCCTCATTACCTTTTTTACAACACTTGCGATGTTTCCACTCTCAACGGAGAGGTTGTCGATAGTAACAAAGTACTGAGAGAATAAATTCATTAGCACTTCTTCTTTAGTTTCTTTCGTTACATTTATACGCTTTTTGCTTTCATCAAAGACTTCTAAAGTTGTTAACGCTGATGTAAGGTAGACATAATCGAAATTAGTTTTTCTTCCAAGCATAACTGTATACCAGAAGCAGTCTCCTAGTTCCTTAGTGAACTTCTCAACATCCTTAGATACCGTCATGGTTCTTGGTAGTTCCGCTACCTCAGAGAGCAGACCAAGAACTAAATAAGGGATACTCTTAGCATTTTCTAAAGCCGTTGTTTCTACAAAATCGTTATACTTAATTAACTGTTCTAGTATCTTCATTCTTCTTCCTTCACAAAGGGTTTATTCCAAAAGAAAAGGGAGTAGAAATAGCTACTCCCTTTCGTATTCCTGTTATATTATATGCGGTTAATCTAAATTGGAACTAAAAAATTTCCTTTCTTTATATTCAGCTTTTTTTCCAGTATTAAATGACTCGACTGGTCTATAATAACCCATAACCCTGGTCCATATCTCACATTCCTCACCACATTCTTCACAGACTTCATGTAGCCCTTGTAGTTTACCATGTGTAGGACACACTGAGAAAGTTGGGGTTAAGGAAATATATGGAATCTTAAATCCTTCAATAGCTTTCTTAAGTAGAAGTTTAACAGAATTTTTGTTTAATGCCTCATGTGTATATATGTGATACACTGTGTTGTGTACAAAAACAAACGTATTTTTACCACAAAGATAATTATGTGTATTTTCTACAGTTAAATCATAGAAGTCATTATCTTCTACGTTTATTTTTGAAGTTTTTTTGACTCGAACTACAGGCAGATGCCTAGATACTCTATTCGAATATTTTTTTCTTATTTGTAAAGTATTAGTGGTGATGCATAAATTTTTACTTATTCTTTTAAGCTCATAGTTCGGTACTCTTATTCTGTATGTAGGTTTTTCGTTTTCCCTAATGTTGGTTTTTATAATATTAGAACATAAAATTCCTGCTGTTGTAAGAACACCAATAATATCTTCTCCTAGTAATTCTGAAACAGTACTGTATTCGAAAACACCACATGCTTTATCTATGTGTCCATCACTATCCATTAGTCCAGAAATTAAACCAAAAACATTTTCTTGTGTTAGTTGTGTATAAACTTTTTCTGGAATTTTTACAGTATATGTTTTTTCTCCAAATGAAAATCCATAATTAAAAAAGAATTCAGAAACACTTTTTTTACCTGTTGCAACTATTTTTAGTTTTTTACTTTTACAGTCATTTTGAAGAGAAACATTGCTACCGAAATATTTATTTAAAATTTTGATAACTTTATTAAGTGGTTTTTTATCATCGTGTTGTTCACTGAAAAATCTTACTATAAACTTTTCGAGATTATTTCCACCACGGTTATCTATTGTTTTAGAGATAGACCCATCGCCTATGAAAAAACCTATAAGCCACATTAAGTCTGTATTTAGTTCTGTTTTTTTGTTTGGAAACATGTTTTGATTATTTTGTAGTATGTAGTCATTTTCCTCTAATTCATCGGCTCTTTTTTCAATTACTTTTCCATCTTTTAATACAAAAAATGGATGCCAATCAGAAGTTGTTATATTTAAACCCCTTTCAGCAACAATGTTGATTTTGTCGTGTTTACTGACATCAATTTTCATTGCGTCTGTTACTAAGTTCCACTCTGATTTGTTTATTTCTTGATTATAGCTGATTACCTTAATAGGTTTTAAACTTTGATAGTTTTCTACAAGTTTTTCTATTGTAAATATACCTTTATCTGTAATAACTTTATTTCCCTTTTCAACACACCCACCACTATACAGTGATTGCAGTTTCTCTTGATGTTTTAAAGATTCAAATAAACTTAAATTAGTATCAGCGGGTAATTGAGAAGAGTTTGTATAATAAGGAGCATCTTCTGTTCCTGCTTGAATGATTCCAGGGAATCTTTTCTTATCTTCCTTAGCGAAGCGATAAGTTGTACCCTCGGCCGGTGTAGCTTCAAGATTATAAGGATTCTGTGTTTCTTGTTGAAATGCAACTAATGTTTTTCTAATATATAGTAACAATTCTTCAGCAAATGCTTTACCAAATTCTGTGGTTATGTCATCTGTATCATTTGTAAAATTACGAACCATTTCATTAATGCCGTTTACACCAATTGTAGAAAAATGATTTTCGAAATTTTTAAGGTAACGTTTAGTATAAGGATACAAACCATTATTATATTGTTCAGTTAAAAACGTTCTTTTTGTTTCAAGTATATTCTTAGCAAGCTCCAGGAGAGTGTCTAAGCGTTTGTAAAGGGATTCCTTGTTGTTTTTGGATAAGTACCCAAGTTGTGCACAATTGATTGTACATACACCTAAACTACCTGTAAGTGTATTACTCCCGAATAAGCCACCCCCTTTATTTCTTAATTTTGCTAAATCATCCATTCGTAATTGCAATCTGCAACACATTGAACGGATTGCTTCTGGATCTAAATCAGAATTTACAAAGTTTTGGAAATAGGGAGCACCTGTTTTTGCTGTCATATCAAATAATAAATTAGCTATATCAGAATCCCAATCAAAATCTTTTGTAATATTATAAGTAGGAATAGGAAATGTAAACACTCTTCCTTGTGCGTCACCCTTTATCATTAGTTCAAGATAGGCACGATTTATCATATCCATTTCTGGTTGGCATTCTCCATAAGTAAAGTTTTGTATTTTTCCACCGATGATTGGATATTTATCTTTCATATTTTCTGGGACTACTAAATCAAAACCAAGGTTAGAGAATACAGTTTGCAATCCCCAACGAGAACATGCATTTAAGGAAAATAAAAGTACTTGTAATTCTTGTTTTAAACTCTCATATGATACAGAATCTTTTTTTACAAAAGAAGCTATATATGTATCAAATGAATTTAAAGCTTGTGCTCCAGCCCACTCATTTTGTAATGTACCTAAAAAATTTAATATTTGACCCAATAAACTTGAAAGATGCTTTGCTGGACTAGCAGCTACCTTACCACGTACACCATTAAATCCTTCTACTATTAGATCTTCTAATGACCAACCGCAACAGTAGGATCCTAAAAAATCTAAATCATGAATTTGAATTGAACCTGCCTGATGATATTCTTTAGCCTTCTTAGGATAAACCTTGTCAAGCCAATGATTTGCACACAATTTTCCAGAAGCATTTATAACTAATCCACCAATACTAAAGCCTTGGTTTGCATTTGCTTTAATTCGCCAATCTTCTTTTTGCAGATATTCCTCAACTGATGATAATTTCACGTTGCTCATTTATGTAATTCTCCTTTGATATTATTTGCGGTTATTTGTTTCAGTGTGCACTCTATTTTACTACCTTGAAGCTGTTTCTAACCAACTTTTTTCTTATTTTCTTTTAACCTATTTTTCTAACAAAATAGTTGTGATTTTAGAGAATAGTTATCGCTATATCCTCAAAGTCATTATTATTTAATTTTTTGAAGTTCAAATTACATAACTTAAGATATAATAGGTTATGAAAATCGACAAATTTATTGGAATTGATCCAGGTCTTACTGGTGCTGTTTCCGTTTTTTCAAATACAGGAAAATTAATTGATGTATATGAGTTTATTAAAGATGGATCTACTTCCTTATTTAATTACTCAAACTACTTAAATTTCCTAGAAAAACATTTTAAGAATAATATTTTTATCACTATTGAGAAACAGCAACCTTTTGCAAAGATTGGAATTAAGAGTATTTTTACTCTTGGAGGTGTGTACTATTTACAAATTTTACCTTTTCTAGAAAAACAAAAAGAAATTATTTCCCCAAAGACTTGGCAAAAATATTTTGCATTAAGGAATAAACATACAAAAGAAGATAGTGTTAAGAAAGCTATAGAATTATTCGGTAATTGTTCTTACTTTTTTGGTCCACGTGGTGGTAAAAAACACAATGTAACTGATGCTTGTTTAATCGGTTATTATGGATATTTAGATGCGACAAATTCTATCGAATAGAAAATTTAGTCTTAAGCGTTTAAAGTTCTCTAACAAAAAGAGTTATAAAGGTATAAGTCTGTACCAAACAAGTCCTTTACAAAAAGTAAAGAATACAGCATTCTATGCACATTACTTAAAGGATGAAGAAGTATTCTTATTTATTCCTGGAAAAA